GTAATTTACACCTGCCTTTGCGTTACAAGCCTTTCCGAATCGGTTCATTCGTGACCAACACTCTTGCCTTTCCTCGGATTCTTGCCTCATCTTACTTTTGTCCCAGTCTGTCAATGAATCGCTACCTTGTAGCCTCGCTCAAACCTTTCGATTCCTCTCGCTACCCTTTATCAAGTCCTTCCTGCGGTGTATCGGTGTAACTCGGTTTGCACTGCAAAGATAATCATTATATGATTACGTTAGTACGAAATCAATAAAGAATTAAGAAATATTAAGGAAAATCAACCCAATATTTGAATACGTTAACACGAAATCATAGCGAATGGAAAAACAATGACAAATGTGGTTTATATCCCTTAGCGGGCAATTTTGACTAAAATTCTGTGAGATAATAAGTTCCGATTTCTTGACAAAAGTAAAGAAAACGAACATGAGGGAAGGAGATGGGAGAGAGGGGCGAAAAAGGCGCATACTAACAAACGTAAACGAAGGTTAATCTATCTAAAAAACTCGTTCTCGGAAAAAGGTATTTCCAAAACCATTATATTTGCACCCGTGCAGACGTACCGAATAATGCAGGAAAATGTCTTGATTCTTCGCAAATATGCAGGAAAGAGCATGAATATGCAGAAAAAGGCTCGTTTTAACACATGGAACTACGATTATGGTAAATAGAACCCAATTTTAACAAAATATGAAGGATTTAGGATTTATCACAAGATTGCAGCCATTCATCCCACAGAGATGTGAGATTGCACCCTTAGTTGGCGCAGCGTTGATTGGTGGCGGTGCAAGTCTTCTCTCCAGTGCTTTTGGTTTAGGCTCATCAGCCGCAGCAGCAAGGAGAATGGAGGCGAGACTGAAAGAGCAAAAGGCAACCGACAGAGCAATGTGGCTGAACAAACGTTATGTCGGTTATGCTGATACCAGTGCAGGACAAAACCTGCTGAGAAGAGCAAAGCAAATCGGTGATGCTCAATGGAAGCGGGCAGAAGGCGCACAAGCGGTTGCAGGTGGCACTGCAGCCGCAACACAGATGGCAAAGGATTCTTCCAATGCAATGGTAGCAGAAACCATGAGCAATATCGCAGCACAAGACACTGCAAGAAAAGACAGAGCAGACGAACTCCATCAGCAAGCAGAGAGAGGTTATATGCAGCAGGAGAATGCCATTGACGCTAACCATGCAGCACAAGTCACTAAGGCAGCGCAAGCAGCCTCTAATGCCATTGCTACTGGAGTGAGTGCATTTGCGCAGCCATCAACCCCTGCCATGCAGAGCAATGATAATAATGTAAGGCTGCAAGGTAGTGACAATGGAGGTGGAAACGTGCAATCACAGCAGGAATATGAAGCGGAGAAGCTCAATTCGTTGTATGGCATGATGGGTGGATGATGTGACCCCAAAGGGTGGGGGCATTGACCACCGGCACAAGGTACAGCAGAAAAATGTACATACACATTTCCACTTTTCCCACCCCCGGGGGTACTTACCACCCTGTATAGGTACTACATAGATATATATATTATGCGTAAGATAATAGTTTGGACGGATCAGATGCTTGATTATTTGGCTGAACATCATGACGAGCCATTGGATGTTCTGGCTAAGGCATTGGATGTATCGACAGGTACGGTTAGTTTAAAGTTAAGGTCTCTTGGTTATAGCAAGGTACGTGGAGGTATGAAGTTATCTTGGAGTGATTATCAGCTTAATTACCTTCGTGAGCATTTTGCCACTATGTCGGCGAGTGATATATCCGATGTTTTGGGTATCAGTCCGAGTACTGTGAGCAATAAGGCTCGTGAGTTAGGCTTGTCGAAATCGCCTGAGTGGTCCAAGAAGAGCTATAACAATCGTTATGTTGGCAATTACCATAATGTGTGATGGGTAGGAATAGTGTAAAGATAGAGCGTTGTTGTGGTTTCTGTTGTCATTTCAAGCATGAGGACACTTTCGGCATAGGTTTATGCAAGGAAGGGAAGCCGATGTACTGCGGTGACGAGTGTGATTGTGGTGATTTCGTCTCTGTGGAAGAGAAGCGTCATAACATGGCGGTATTGCGTCAGTGTCAGAGGTGTTTGAAGGCAGCGGATAACAAGGATATGGACGTTGTATCTATTACGAGGGCGATAGATTTCATTGTAGATTACTCAAAGTTATATTGATATGGCATATATAGTAGAGAAGATGACACCTTGGGGCAGTTGGTTGCCTGTATTGGTGTGTAAGATGAAGAGTGAGGCCATCCATTTTGCGGATAATATGCGTGGATTGCGTCGTATGTGGTACGATAACCGTCCTTGGGACGAACAATTGAAAGGATTGAACTATGGCGACAAATAATTATATGGGTGTTGTGCCTCCTGGAGAGGTGATAGTTGACCCAGAGACGGGAGTAGACAAGAGCAAGGCATTGCCGAGGTCAAGTAATGGCGACCAGGTATATAATATGTTCCGTCCTGCTGATATGATGCCGGAGGCGGCTCAGCCAAAGACGAATGTGGAGCAGGTTCAGAGTGAGCAGAAGCAGGATAACAAGGCTGCAGAGCCAGTTACCACCCAACAGACGGAGGCGGCAAAGGCTCAGTCGCAGGCTTCTGCGGTTGATCCTAACAGCCCTACCGATGGATTGAATCTTCTTGCGGGATTGGTTACCTCTCCTGAGCAGGAAGAGAAGATGCGCAGGGCGAGTGTTCAGTCTCAGCGAATCATGGCTGTGACGAATGCCTTGCGGCATATAGGTAACGTTATAGGAACTGTGCGCGGAGCCAATGCGCAGGAGTTCAATGACCCTGTTACAGAGGAACAGCAGCGTTATCTCCGAGAAAAGGCCGTGAGAGACCATAATAACATGAAATTCATGACCTATCAGCAGGCAAAGGCGGCGCAGGATGCGAGGGCAAAAGAGTTGGAATCCCAGAACAACTATCGTAATGAGCAGTTAAGGTTACGTCAGCAGGAACTGGACCGACTCGATAAACAATATGAGCTTAACGAGCGTAAGGCAGACTGGCAGAGACAATATCAGCAAGGTACTCTCGATATCAAGAAGGAAAGGATGAAGCTTGATGATGAATACAAGCGTGGTATGCTCACTGTGGCCCAGCATCGTGCAGCTACGTATGCACTTAACTCAAGCAGTAAAGGCAGTAGAGGTGGAGGCGGTAAAGGCATGGATGAATACACCACCACTACCGAGACGACTTATAACTATGATAAGTTGGGTAAACGCACTGGCACTACTACCACCAAGAAACGTACTGTCAATGGCAAGCAACAGCCTACGCAGACCACTAAGAAGCAACTGCCAGGTGCAACAAATTCAGGAAAGAAGCAATTACCATAAACTAGTATATTATGCCGCAAGATAATATCAGCAAGCTCTATGGAGCATTAAAGGATACCTATGAACTTGGAAGCGAAGATGATTTCCGTAAGTATCTGAGTGATGGAAACAAGCGCGAGGCTCTGAGAAAAGAGCTTGAATCGGAATACGAGGTGGGCGATTCTGCATCGTTTACCAAGTATCTTGGTCTTGATACTCAGCCAAAGCCACAGCCTGCAAAACCATATAACCCCTCTGAGGATGATATGGGCGCAGGAGTTGGTGCTGCAGTATTAGCCAAGCCGGAACAAGCCCCACAGCCAAATAACCAAGCGAAAACTTACCAAATAACCAAACAGCAACAGGCACAAGGGGGATATCAACCCACTTGGCAGGAACAGATGGCTATGGGTATGCAGATGGGGCAGGCGCAGAACGCTGCAAAGAACGCTACTGCAAGCTATGACCGTAGGGCAAAGAATATCCAGGAGTATCAGCAGAAGAAAGGTAAGCAGCCAGTACAGCTTGGGCAGGTCTCAAATGTTGTTCAGGGTGATGATGGCAGCTATCTGACAGAGCAGGGTAGCGAGTTCTCTCAGCTTTCTGATGCAAACAAGGTGCAGGGTGAGATAAATGAGTCCCGTCGGGAGAAATCCGTAGATGAAGAACTGCAAAATGCTTATGCTGAACGTGACCGTCTCAATAGCGAGATGGGAAAGATTCAAGGTCAGTGGGTAGATGCTGACGGACGTGTTCATTACGGCAACCGCTCTAATGACGAGAATATGCAGGCACTCCAAGCCGCTTATCGTCAGAACGAGGAAAGGATAAAGACCCTTACCTACGAAAAGGATAATGCCGGATTCTGGCAGCATACTGGTACCGAATTAGCTGATTTGTCAGGTTGGAATCCATATAATGCCGTTGATGATGCAATTGCACTCTTACGAACTAAGCAAAAGCTGGATAATGGTCAACCACTCGAACAGTCTGATAATCTCTTGTTAGCAAATACGCTTCTTTCACAAGAGGCACATGCTAAGTATGACCAAAACCGTAACGCATGGTTCCGTGCGGGAGGTATTGCGGCAGAGAGTATAAGACTTCTGCCTGACTTTGCTGTAGGAATGGGACCTATGAAGGGTATTGCTACAGGTGTGGCAAAAGGAACTGGCAAGCTTGTTACCAAAACTATAGGAAAGAAAGCTGCAGAGGCGGTTGCCGGGAAGATTCTCTCAAAGTCCCTTGGTGTTGGTGCTGGTGCATTGGCAGCAGGTGCAGCGATGGTAAATACCGTACAAGCTCCACGTCTTGCATCTGAGACTATCGGCAATATGACGGGTGATTTAACCCTCGACGAGCAGGGAAATTACAAGTTTGAGAATGGAGATAGCTTAATTGGTGCCGTTCTCCATGCTGAACAAAGCCTTATTCCAGAAGCAGCGAGTGAGGTTACAGGTGAATTCCTTCCCGGTGTTGGTACTGCTTTGGAGAAATTCGGTTTGAAGAAGATCGCGGGCGGTCTCTCACGTCTGCAGGGTACAAAGTGGTATAAAGGCTATAGTAAAGCCTTGGAAAAGGTAGGTTTCCATGGCGCACCTGGTGAAATGGTGGAGGAATATCTGGGTGATGTCTATAGTGCCGTGCTTGGTGATATCAGCGGAATAGCAGGTGACGAGAACGGAAAAGGCGGTTGGGGTGATATCGATAAACATATTGATATCGCACTTGGAACGGCTACTCTTGGTTCTCTTCTTCATGCTCCAAGTTTTATCAATACAGGATATAATGGCGCTCAATATCTGAGATACCGCCATAACGTCAATAAATCAGATAAGGTTGGTCGTGATGCTATGGGTGACGCATGGAATCCTATAAAAAATGCCATCGACAATACCACAAATGAGGATATTTCCGATGTTATGAAGGGTATTCTCCAGGATGCGAACCTTTCAGAAGATGCTAAAAAGGCTGCATTTGACTATGGTGTTAATCTGCAGAAGCAGCGCGGACACCTTCTTGCTATCATGGCAGATAGTAAGGAGGAAAAGGATGAGGAAGGTAAGGCTGCAGATGTTCTCGATAACAGTTATGCCGCAGGATATGAGGCAAACACACTTGAAGAGAAACAGGCAATCAATCAAAATGCCCAAATCGCAGAAATGAGCCTTGATGCTCTTGGTGAAGGATTCGCTTCATGGGTTAAGAACGAAGATAATCCACCTATGGCGGTGCTTACCTATATGATGTCACGACGTGACACCTATACTGACGAACAGATATCAGCCGCCGCCAACTACTATCAGACAAAGTTCCAGAAGCAGGGTATGCAGCAGGCAGAAGCCGATAATATGGAAATCGGTGAAGAGCCGAAGCCCGGACCTTCTTACACCTCAATGGAAGAGAACAATGGACTATTCGCTGTTAATACCTATGATAAGAATGGCGAATTGCTCAATCAGCGTGCTTTCTTTACAGAAGAAGAAGCTAACGCATACCAAGGTGAGGTTAAGATGCAGAAGCAGCATCAGGAGTTAAAAGACCTATTCTTTAATCCGAATTTGGATATTTACTCTATTCAGAGAATCGCAGAAGGGAATGGTGTAGATATCGATACAATAAACAGGATAGTGAACAGCGACCCCATGAGGCTTTCCGATACTGACTTGCAGTTAGCGGATGAACTTAGAGGTATTATGCAAGAGGCTGTTTATCCCGCAAACGAGGTTCATACAGACTTCAATCAGCAGAGAGGTGTTGAGGCTGCTGACGATGCTCAAATAGATACCGATATGCCTAATGAGCAAATCGTTTCTTCTATCGTTGCTCCATATATCGAGGCAAGAAATAACCTTCTTTCTCTTTTCAATCAGAATGAGGAACTTGCCGAGGAAGTACAGATGTATGAACAGATGGGTAAGAGTGAGCAGGAGATTATTTCAATGCTTGATACTTTCTCTCCTGAACAAGTTCAGACAGTTACAGACTTCTATAACGCACAAGCACGTTTTGATGGATTCATGAACCGCAGTCAGGATAAGATTGAGGAAAGAGTAAAGCTTGAACGTGGTCGTAGAACATTCAAGGGAACAATTAACGGAACTGCGAATATGCTTGATTTAGTGGAGATTACGGACGGAGTAAACAGCTATACACTTCTTAATGGAAACATTGAGACCACTCCGGAGGGGCAGGTAGCGAATGTTGATGGTGTTATCATCGCACTCGACCAGAATGGTGACTTTGTAACTCTTGGAAACGACTCTAATCTGAGTGTTCTCCCATCAGAGACTACCCTTGATAATTGGGAGCAGGTATATCGTGAGCAGTTACAGATAAATGCTACCAATGCCATTGATCCGACAGGCGCACTTAACCCACAAGCACAACAGCCTGTAGAATCTCCGGCAGAACAACCCGTATCTGACGAAGAGAAGGTTATCACTGAGGGTATTGCCAATGTCGGCGAAGGTCTTAAGGAGGCTTTCGCTGAGCATAGGGAGAAAGACGTTAACGAATGGATTCAGAAACCCCAGGTTGCGGATGCTCTGCGTCAGTATGCACAAGGAGCAGGCAGTATCGAGGAAATGATTCAGAACGCTATCAATGACAGTAGTGATGAATCAGTCAAGAGAGCATTGACCGATGCACTCAAATATGATAGTGCCAAGGAAGTGTTGCAGGGTTATCTCCCTGTAACCATCGAGAGGGTTACTGATAAGGATGGTGTTAAGCGTTATGAGAATGGTATCTCCATTGATGATGCCATTGCCGACATTGAGGCAGACGGATTGAACGTTAATGAAGAGGCTGATTTGGCTATTAACGAGGCAAAGACAGAACTCAGTAAGATAAAAGCACCAAAGACCCGTGCAGAGCGAGTTAAGAACGCTCAGAGACAGCAGGAGTTGCAGGGAGTTGTTGACTATTACACCAGTCTTAAGCAGCGTTATGCCGAGATGAACCAGCCAGTAGCAGAAGAGAAACCGATATCTTCTACTCCTTCCGGTGCTACAGTTGAAGAGCAGAAGCAGCAACGTATCGTTGAAGCCAAGCAGAAGTATGGTGAGAACTTTGATGATGATTTCACCAAGGCTAACGATGTCAACGAGCTTGTTTCCATGTGGGTAGGACGTAATCGTAACCTTGCATGGGATGATGTCAATGGCAAACGTGGATTACAGAAGGAACTTGGATGGACTCGTAAGATTGGTGGCGACACTAAGTATATCGAGACATTGCTTGCTAAGAAGGGTGAGGGTGTAGGTGTAGACGAGTTTGTTCACTCTGTATGGGAATCTCCAGAGAATGATGTCAACGGTGAGAAGAGATTCACCACCGAGGAAATCAAGGAGGCATTGCTTGACCTTTTGAAGAGTGCTCAGAGCAAGAGTGATGTTGTAGACCATGCACTCAATAGCCGTATCGCTCAGGCAGAGGCTATGATGCAGCAACAGCAGGAGATGGAGGCAGAAATGGCTCAGCAGCAGGAAGAATCACCTGCGGAAGAGCAGCCTATCATTGATGCAGGTTTGCCATTCGGTCAGGCTACAGAGGAAGAATTCACAAATGATGTTAACGAATCAGTGAATACTGAGAATAATAATGTATCTTTGCAACCAAATACAGAAGAAAATGAACAAACAAGCATGGGAAGCCCGAACGAAGAGGGCGATGGCAACGTTGGAGAAAGAGCGTCAGCATCCAATGTCTTACGAGGAATCAGTATTGCAGCAAGCGAGACTGGACAAAGCAGCGGGTCGAAAGAACGACTTCTTGTTCAGTTCGAAGAAAGCGCGAGAGATTCTGGGTATTGGGTAGAAGGTTCTGTAAATGAAATCTCCGACCTTAAAGTTAATGTAGGCGGTGAAAACGAGGTTTACAAATCAGAGGATGGAAGTGTAGCCATCAAACTCAATAACTTTGGTTTCCTCCGTGATGATGCAACAAGCTTCGAAGATTTATTCAACCGCTTAGAAAGTTTTAACGAACTTTTCCCTGATGTGGCTTTGCAGATTGTTGGTTTTGCAAAGAATAGCAAGGGAGAAGTTTGTGTAGTATTGCAACAACCTTGGGTTAATGCTCAGAGAGAAGCCACCGAAGAAGAAATTGATGAAGCTTTGGAGGAAATGGACTTCTATACTGACAGAAGTGGTAATTGGACCGATGGTCAGTATATAATCTCCGATTTAAAGCCAAATAATGTTCTTGTAGACCAAGATGGCAACTTACGTTTTATCGATGTTGTTACCTTCGATGAAACAAAGCCAGGTCAGATGATGAAGGCTAAGAAACCCGAAGAAAACCCTGAACCACAGGAAACTGCGCCAGTTGCGCAGTCTGTTGAGCAACCATCAGAGCAAACAGACGATTACCTCCAGCCTCGTGATGCCGAGGAAGAGAAGATAATCTCTGATATCAACGAGCAGTTGCAGAAAGAGATTGATGCAGCTATCAAGGAGCGTGACAAGGCAGCAAGTGACCTCCAGAAAGCCAAGGCAAAGGAGAGTGAGCGTGCTACCGACCTTTTCGCTGATGATAATGCCTTTAATCAGGAGGGGCAGTTGTTTGACAATAGCGACATGCCTACTGATAGAACACAGGAAGGTGTTAACCGTAGGACACAAGCAGAAACCGATGCTCTTGCAGCAGCTAATCAGAAGCTAAACCAGCTTCAATCACCCGAAGAAAGAAATTCACGTGTTCGTGGTGCCTTAGATAATCATCGCAAACAGACCTCTTTCACAGCAGAGACGGAGAGTAATGAGCAATATCTTGCATCCCATCCGCTTACGGAAGAGCAGATCATGGCAGATACCGAGGCTACAGAGGATGAAAAACTCAATGCTATCGACTTCTTAAAGGGTGAGGATGATAGTGCTATCTCTCGTTTCTACTATGACGAGATTTATAATCGCAGTCAGAAAGAACAAGAGCCTCAGCAATCGGTAAAGACTTATGGTGATGTATTCTCTGTTACCACTAACAAGAATGGCTCAATAACTGTCAAGGATAGAAACGTCATACCAGAAGGAAAAGCCACCAATGAAGATTATGAAAAGCTCTATGATGATTTCAATAAGCTTGGTGGTAAATGGGAGCAGGGCAAAGGATGGACTTTCAGAAAAGAAAATGCACCAGTTGTTGATGTTATTCTCAAGCAGTTTGTAAGGAAGATAGAGCAGAAGCCTATTGAGACAAACAACCCAATGGAGGCTATCGAGCAGGCTGCACAGAGCTTCCGTGACAGATGGCAATACAACTTTCATTACAATAAGGAAACAGGCAGAGCATGGATAACTCGTGACGATGTATCAGGACCAGTACCCCTGCAAGATGGGCGTTTCTATGTTGAGGGTAAGAGTCTTGCTGAATTGAGAGGTATCTTGGAGAATCCGAAGAATAACCTTGGTGACCTTCTGAAAGAGGTAGAGGCACAGCTTCATAATGCCGAACAGTTGGAGAAGATGCGCAATGAGCAGGAAACCGTCAACAAACGTAAGGAACGTTGGCAAGGACGTAGTGAACAAAAGACACAAGACCAGGCAGATATCGATGCTGCATTAAAGGAGTTTAATGACTTCTTGGATAATGCCAAGGGTAGCAATATCCTTGATAAGTTCATGCGTAAGGGTACTGAGGGCAACGACAAGCTGCAGGCTAACTTGCTTGATGCCTTTACACTTACCAACGAGGCGCAGCGTATGTTCCTCAAAGACTTACTCCGTTTGGCTTCTAAGGTAGGTTACGCTTATATCAAGAGTGGTGTTCATGATGTTCAGGCATGGAGTAAGCAAATGACAGACTCCATCGGCAAGAAACTGAAAGATGTTCTTGGCTGGGATGAAGCCATTGTAGATGAGTTTGTCGATGAGGTATGGAATCAGAAATACACCGTTGACGGACAGCGTATGAGGCTCAGTGAACACGCTGAAAGGTTAAAGAATGAGAAACCTGCCGACCAGACTGTTAACGTTAACAAACAGGAGAACAACGAGCCGAAAAATGATGTATCTTTGCAGGGAGATTCAGCGGAATTTGCTGATAGACAGGATAAGATAAAGAATCTAAGTCTGTTTATACGTGACATATTGCGACATGCGACAATTCAGGGGGGCGATGCAACCTATGACTACAACCCTCTCGGTACTGTTTCTATCAAAACCATGAGTGGGGTAAAGAAACTTGCAGAGAAACTTGGACTAGAGAATATGAGTCTGACAGACCTGCAGGAGTTGGTAGAGGCACAGATAGTACAGTTGGCGCGAGAATTTAGCGAAACCGAAAGTCTCGGTGATGAGCAGAAGTTTGCTAATATCGTTAGACTGTATAAGATTCAGCCAACGCTGAGTGCTCGAGATAATGACCGCATCAACAAGCAGCAGTACTCTACCCCTGCACCGATGGCATTCTTGATGGGACGCTTCCTGAAAGCAGGTAAGGAGGTGAAGAGTGGTTTGGAGCCATCAGCGGGTAATGGTATGCTGACTGTTGCACTTCCGAAGGAGGTTATGCACGTCAACGACATCGACGAAATGCGACTCTCCAACTTGCAGGAGCAGGGATTTGGCGAAGTAACTAACCAAGATGGTTTGAAGTCATTTGGTGAGAAGCAATACGATGTTATTGTAACCAATCCTCCGTTCGGCAGTACCGCACCAAAGGTATATAACGGTCTGTATGAGATAAGTGGTTTGGAGCATCAGATGGCAATCAATGCCCTGGAGTCGATGAAAGACGATGGCAGAGCCGCTATTATCATCGGTGGTAACACCGAGTATAATCAGAACGGCACCATCAAGGGTAAGGACAGAGCCTTCTTGAATTACCTCTACGCACAATATAACGTGGTAGACGTGATTAACATGAATGGCCATGATTTGTATAGCAAGCAGGGAACGGGATTCCCAGTACGTATGATACTCATTAATGGTCGCAAGGAGTTCAACCCAAAGAGCTTTGCCCCTGTTATCCAGAAGGCAAGAGCCGAGAGAGTAAATAGTTATGATGAATTATATAAACGAGTAAACGATGACATACTATTTGACACAAACAAGCCCGCTAGTGTTCACGACACAGAAAGCGGAGAGAGTAGAAGAGTGGATGATACCGTCAATGCTGGAAACACTACTCAGACGGGAGTACGAAGTGTACGAACCGAAGGAAGCAGCGGACAATCTGAATCACGCTCTAAGTCTGGATCAGGTGTTCAGCGAGGTAATAGCAGCTCCGCAAAAGGAACCACTACCCGAGGAAATAGAGAAGTGGGTAGAGGACTTTTTGACTTCGAAAGCGGGGCAGATACTTCTGAACCAAGTGGGTCAACCTCTCAGTCAGCAGGAGAACAGCGAACTGAATCTGGAGGAAATGACACTCAGCGACCTGTTGCCGGAACTGACAACAGCGTCGGAGTGGGACAGCGAGGGGCCGGAACTCCACAGCAGAATGAGCAACCTGTAGTCAAGCGAGGATTAGGTACTGAGAAAGTTCCTTATAGGAAACAGAGCGGTAACCCCTTCACCCTCCAGTCTTTGATGCCAGCAGAGCAGGCAGACGTGGTGAAGAAATCCCTCGAAGCTTTGGGCGATGTAGACCAGTTCCTTGTTAATGAGTTAGGCTATTCAAACAAGGACGAACTACATAAAGCACTTGCAGCAGAGCAAATTGACTCTGTAGCAATGGCAATAAGTCAGATGAACCAGGGTAGTGCCTTTATCATAGGCGACCAGACAGGTATCGGTAAGGGCAGACAAGCAGCCGCCCTTATCCGCTATGGTGTGAAGAAAGGCGGTTGTCCTGTATTCATTACCGTGAAAAAGGCTTTGTTCTCTGATATGTATCGTGACCTCTGCGATATCGGTAGTCCTAAGCTTCGTCCGTTCATTTGGAGTGCGGATGATACTGAACATTCGGGTAACGTGACAGACAAGAATGGCAATGTTGTCTATCAGACCCCATCAGCCAAGGAGCAGAAGCGTGTTATCGACTATATCAATAAGCACGGAAAACTCCCGAAGGAGTACGACTATGTTCTTACCACCTACGACTCATTCAAGAGTGGTACTATGGATTATGAGGACGGTAAGAAGACGGCACGCAAGTTCCCGAAGGGTAAGAAACCTAGTGCCGTTCATTTCAACGGACAAGCCAAACGTGATGCACTGGAATCTTTGGCACAGAATAGTTACGTCATTATGGACGAGAGCCACAATGCAGGAGGTGAAGGTAGTAATGTAAGCAACTATTTGCAGTATATTACCACTCAGGCAAAGGGTTTGACATTCCTTTCTGCTACCTTTGCAAAACGTCCGGGCAATATGCCTATCTACTCTCTTAAGACCGCCATTAGCAAGGCAGGTGTTAAGGTTGGCGAATTAATTGATGCCGTTAAACGCGGTGGTGCTACATTCCAGGAAATCATGTCTAAGGCTCTGACAGAGGCAGGTCAGATGATTCGCCGTGAGAGAGATATGACTGGTGTAACAATCGACTGGAAGGGTATCGAGGATGAAGATGTTATCCAGAAACAGAGAGAGCAGTATGATACAGTTATCGGTCTGTTTAATGAGATTATCGACTTCCAGCGTACCTATGTAGACCCGATTGTCAATAACATGAATGACGATGAGGCAGAAAACCAAGGGGAGGTAGACCATACCCCAGGTACACGTGACATGGGTATTAACAATACTCCATTCGCTTCACGTACATATAATATGGTGCAGCAGGTACTCCTTTCTCTGAAAGCAGAGGAAGCTGCCAAACGTGCTATTGAACATCTAAAAGCTGGTCGTAAGCCTGTGATTACTGTTGCCAACACTAATGAAGGTGCAGCCGATGAAGCTACAGGACTTAGTGACGAGGCAATGGAAATGCCCGACTTGAGTGTGAACTTGAAGAAAGGCTTGCAGGGAACCATGCGTATTACTAAGAAAGATGCCTTTGGTAATAGCACCAACGAAATGATTCCGTTCGATAAGCTTAGCCAAGAGGGACAAGAACGTTATCGTGAAATCATGGATGCTATTGAAAACGCATCCAGCGGATTGAGCCTCAGCCCGATTGATGTTATCAAGAATGAATTGAAGAAGGCTGGCTATAAGGTTGGTGAGTTGACAGGACGTAAAGCTGAGTTTGTTTACAATGAGGATGGTACCGTAAGACGTGTTAAGCGTCAGGACACCGACAAGAAACGTGTTGCAGCTGACTTTAACAATGGAAATTTGGATGCCCTTATCCTTAACCGAAGTGCGGGTACAGGTATCTCTCTCCATGCTTCTTCAACATTCAAGGATCAGCGTCAGCGTATCATGATTGTTGCTCAGGCACAAGGTGACGTGAACGATGAGGTACAGATACGTGGACGTATTGACAGAACCGGACAAGTTCTGAGGGGAATGTACGAGTATGTGGTTTCTCAGATACCATCCGAGCAGAGACTGTTGATGATGTTAAAGGCAAAGCTTCGTTCTTTGGATGCCAATACCACATCTTCGCAGAAGTCAAAGTTTAATGAGATGCAGGTTCAGGACATCATCAATAAGTATGGTGACCAGATAGTTGTTCAGTACTTAGCCGAGCACCCCGATACCTATGCCAAGATGGCAGACCCATTCAAATGGGGAGAAAGTGTATATGTTACACCTGCAGAGGCATTAGTTTCTAGTGCCAATAGACCACAAGGTGATGGAGCAACTGCAAGTAAAATTCTTGGTCGTATGGCACTATTGAAGGTTGCCGAACAGGAGAAGATGCTTTCTGAACTTGGTGACTTATACCAAGCCGAGATAGACCGCTTGAATGAGATGGGTGAGAATGATTTGGAGATTACCGAAATGCCACTCAAAGCCAAGACCCTTAACAAAAAAATATGGGAAGAAGGTGTAGAGCCTGGTGGTAAAAATCCATTTGCCGATAACTCATACGTCGAGACCGTTGAGATGGACGTTCTTAAGAAACCTATGAAGGGTGAGGAAGTTAAAAAGGCTCAGGCAAGACTTCTTGATGGTAAGACGTGGGATGAATATAAGCAGGATACTCTTGATAAGGTAGATTCTTGGGCAGCCGAAAAGGAAGAAGAAACGAGGCAGACTTTCAATGAGCGAGCCGAAAAGAAAGCTTCTGCCGAAAAGGAGAAGTATATCAAGGGTGCCAAGAGGATGCAGGATAAGAACGGCATGACTGATGAAGAGATTGAGCGTAATGGTCAGTCTCAGTATGATACCATTTATAAGGAAGAGACCGGAGAAAAGCTGAATAACGCTCTTGACTCCATCGAAAAGCAGAAGCAGGTATTTGTAGACGCTCTTGAAACCTTTAATACAGATGGTGTTTATGCTCTGCCAACTGATATCTACGATTTAAGCCAGATTACATTTGAGCCGAGTTTTGGTAAGGTTATCGATATTAAGATAACTGACAATTACTCTGCTAATGCCAGCACCATTACGTTTGCCACACTCGACGGACGTAGAAAGATTACCATTCCTATCAACGGCATGGTGAAGCAGAATAATGGCGAAAAGAAAGATATTAAGCCTACTATTGTTCAGCAGACAGCCCAGACGAGAAACGGATTCTTTGGTAGGAATATTGCTGATATGCAAAGAGTGCTGGAGCAGAATGTTGACAATTGGGATAAACTGACATCAACTGCTACTCGTAAACAAGGCCATATCATTACAGGTAACTTGTTAAAGGCACTTACAGAACTGCGCAAGCAGGGTAAGGGTGGTAAGCTGATTTCCTATACCACTGATACGGGAGAGATTCGTCAGGGTATCTTGATGAGCGACCAGTTCGACCCGAAAACATTGACAAGTAAGAATCCTATCTCTTCTGCAAAAGACGACCTTTGGGATTGGGGCAAAGACAGAAAGATTACATCTGCCGACAAGGAGGTTGTTATTAGGAATGATGGCGGTGGTTGGTTCAAGTTGTTAGTTCCAAAGTCAAAGAAGAAGGGTGATATCTACTTTAATGACGAAAAACTCCTTGACCTTGTGAGTGGTCAGTTTGAAGGTAGTTCCAAGATGGCTGCGGACTTCCGTCAAGATAATCTTGATGCAATTCTGAAACGTCTTGATGAACTTGGTGTGACTGTTGAAAGCACAAAGGATGACAATTTATCTGAAACTTCGTTAAGTAATCGTGCTGAGACGGAGGAATCACAGAATAATTCCGTACCTTTGGAGCGTAGAACACTAAAGTCCTATACTGACAAAGATGGAAACTACCACAAGGGAATTGAAGAGGAAATCGCAGAATTGGATGCCGACATCACCAGAGCAGGAGCAGAAGATTCAGGAGTTGGTGAAGAAAGCTCAGAAGGTAGCTCTAATCGACACGATAGAGGATTCCGAGGGATAAACGACCTTCGCAAGCAGGTTGCTGCTTTACGTGCTGAGATATCCCGTCGTAAGCAGAAGAAAGCAGAACTCCGTAAAAAGTATGGAATAGATAACAGAGGCAATGTATCACTTGATAACCTTGCCCGATTGTTCCATGATGTTAACTCCGACAAGGCTGTAGGCGAACTCTTCGATAAGGTTTATCAAGTTCTGAAAGACCTTGGAGTAGATTTCCGCTTTACTGATAACTTTGATGGAAAGACAAATGCTGAGGCTTTTGCTTTCTTCAATGTGACATTCTACAATTGGGATGCGTTTACAAGAGACCTTGACAACCAAGAAAGGGCAAAGATATTGCTGCATGAGTTGATCCATAACGTAGCATCGCATATCCTCTTCCGTTACGAGAACCCCATGCGTGGTACGCTTAACAAGCAACAGATACAGATAGCCAAGGATATCAACGCTATCTATGAGGCTGTTAAGAAAGCAGACCCGAAACGTAAGGATGGTAAAACACCTTATGGACTTAAGGACTCTCACGAAATGATAGCAGAACTTGCTAATCCTGAGTTCCGTGAAATCCTTGCCAACATACCTTATAATGGTTCTACCATCTGGCAGAAGATTAAGAACATTCTCTTTAGGATGCTCCATATCGATAACAATACCGCTCTTGATAGTCTGAGTAAGGCACTCGATGATGTGCTTGATACTTATGATGCAGAGGGTAGGCATGAATATCGTAATCAGCGAGCAGAAAACGAGAATGAGTTTAAGGACTCCGGCTATCCAGGTGACTATATGGACTTCATGGAGAACTATGTTCTTGGTAGTGGAAACGCTTCACTCGTTGAGGATGCAGAACTTATCGACAAGCTGGATAAAGAGCCGAAGATTACTGTCTATCGCGCTATGCAGTTGCAGGATGGAAAGCTCTATCCTCCTATGGCTGCAAAGGTGAATGGCAAATGGCAAGACCCGTTACCTCTTGGTAAATGGTCGCAGGCAGACGAGCATCCTGAGTTGGTAGATAAGAATGGCAAGTTTACACTCGACAAGGGTAACGGTAAGAAAGTTGAAGGTGTTGTGTATGCTCCATATATGCACGGCTCCACAACAATGCTTAACGACCAGTTCAAGGAAGCACAGAGCCGCCCAGAATTGGTAGTCGTTGAGGCTGAGATGCCCGAATCAGAACTGACAAGTGGTTATCAGGCTGAGAAGAGTCCACGTACAACAGGACGTGTGCCCTGGAAGGCAGGTACCATCCAAGGACAGCTTACAGGTACACGTGACGTTATCCTCTCTCGTTGGGTTAAACCTGTCAGAATAGTACCAGTTGAAGAAGTGGCCGCAAGCATTAAGAAGATGATTGAAGGTCAGGTAGACGTTATGCCTACCAATGTGGTTACTCCTGCACAGAGAGAAGCCCTTGAAAAGATTGGTGTCAAGTTCGTAAAGACCGACAACAAAGAAGTTATCCAAGAGGGCGAGCATAAGGGCGAGCAGTATTCTGATGCTTATGGTAAGAAGTCCAAGAAGAAGTCTAAGAAAGCTGATGGCGACATTATGGAAGCAATCAGAAGAAATGCCAATCAGTTCAGACTTGCTCATGCAGAGGAAGAGGGCAATACCCCCGAAGCACATTCTGCCAAGGCTGTATATAATGAGCGACTGAATAGGGTAGAGACGGTATTCTCTGAGGCTTATCAGGATGCTATGGTTTCTCTGAAAACCGCACAGAACGCTATCGCCCAAGATAAGGAGATTCCCGATAGCCAGAACGCTTATATGGCTGAGAACCTCATGCACGGTAAGAATAAGAACGAGCAGGATTTATTCAATAAGATGTTCCGCGACCCGCTTATTGACACCATAAACAAGATTATGGACTTAACGGGTATGAATTGGGGTGACGTTGACAGATACGTTTACACTAAGAGTGGACTTGAAAGAAATCGTGAGTTCTATGTACGTGACTGGCTGGAGGCTGAGCGTAAAAAGACCATCCGTAAGTACGAGGAACTGAACGATGCAGAGCAGGATATCTACGAGAGACTTGCTGACAGAATAGAGCGTGACTTTGATGATGGTATTATCGCTACTGAGGAAGAGAAGAACAAAAAGCTTGAAAAGGCTATACAGGAAGCTCATCAGCAGCATATTGACGAGGTGGAAAATGAATATCAGCGTATCAAGAGCCATCGCTATGTTGATCTGCAGTGCGGTAATTCTCTGGAACTCCACATGGACACATTCAACTTTGCCGATTATCTCAGTCAGATAGACCGTTTCATCACTGGCAATATAAACGAGGATTATGAACCTTCGGAGCATGATTACTCAGGATTCAGAGCCATGTATGGTGACGAGAACGGAAAGTATGACGAGGCAGATATTATTGCAGAGTTGATGGTTACCGAAGAACAGATAGAGGATGATAACGTATTTGAGCTTTGGGAGAATATAAACAATGCTACTCAGTATGGACTTGACCGTTATCGTGAAGCTGGTATGCGTAGCGACGAGACTATTGACCGGGTGGAGAATATGTTCCATTGGTATGTTCCTATGCGCGGCTTTAAGGATGATACGGGTGAGGATATGTATCAGTACTTCACAGGCAAGGGTAAGGAGAAATCCTATGTTGGCGGACTGCTGAAACACGCAAAAGGACGTGGCTCAGAGGCTAACTATCCTATCTCTACCATCTTCGCCATGACATATAAGGCTATCTCTGACTGCAATCAGAATCTTGTGAATCAGAAACTCTATCGCTTGTGTCAAGCTAATCCTAATGACCTTATTGTTCTGTCAGACAGTTGGGCAGTACTCAATGAGACCACAGGAGAATGGGAAGAGAAGTGTCCTGAGATTCCGGAGGATGCTACCGAGGATGATGTTCGTCAGATAACTCTTGCATGGGAAGGGCAGATGAGACAACTCGCCCAGGAGGATAAAGCTAAGAAGATTACAGGCAAGGCTCATTTCGACTATGTACCGATGGATAAGAAAAAGAAGTCGGAGCATATTGTTGATGTACGTATCAACGGACAGCCAAAGCAGATGATTGTGACAAGCAATCCACGTATGGCACAAGCCTTGAACGGACAACTGAGATTTGAACGTGGCCATAACGTATTCTCTAAGTGGAACGCTAACATCAAGAATATGATGGCTTCTCTGTTCACCTCTTATTCTCCTACATTCGCTCTGAGAAACATGATGCGTGACTGGACTCACTTTAGAACCATGCTTGGTGTACGTGAGGGACACGGCTACGCAAAGCAAGCCAACAAATACTATCGTCAGTCACTCTTCAAGATGGTAGGCTTGTTCAAGAAGTATCGTGAGGACAGACTTGATATGGATAAGGAGATAGAGCGCGACTTCAAGGACTTTATGGATAACGGCGGTATCACAGGTTATGTTCAGATGAACAAGATAGACGAAATCCAAAAGGAAATGGAGAAGCTCTATAAGGACCAGAAGGCAGGTAAGCCAATCAAGTTCAATAATGCTATTTGGGATTATACCCTTGGTGCTATTGAGGCTGTTAATGAGGGTATCGAGAATAATGCCCGATTTGCAACCTTCCGTGCATCACGTCACTACGCAGGACGTACTAAGGCACGCTCTGCCTACGATGCAAAGGAGATTACCGTAAACTTCAACCGTAAGGGTGCAGGCGGTAAGACCTATGGTTACAAGAGTGCCAGCAAGAAAGTAGAGGATGCAGCAAAAGCATTTGGTGTTACCTCACAGATATTGGGCGAGGGCAGAATTTTCTTCAATGCCACAGTTCAGGCTGTAGCTACCACATTCAAGAACTTCCAAAAGGCTGATGGTAGTCTCAATAAACCATATATCGCTAAGTGGGCAGCTAAATATGCTTTGCCTCCATTCCTGTTTGGTTTGGCACTACCGATGATAAACAAGGCACTCGCTGCAGCCCTTGGTGGTGATGATGATGATCCATACGCAAACCTTGCAGAATGGACTCGCAGAAGAAACCTTTGCTTCTACATAGGAAATGATAACTGCATTACTATTCCTATCGGTCAGGAGTTGGCAGCTTTCCTCACTCTTGGAGATATGGTAGCAGGTATGACCTACGCACCAGAGCTTAAGCCTATTGACAGAAGCTTTGACGATGAAATGTTAGGTGTTATGAGTACATTCTCTCCTGTAGATATTGACACCAAGATAACTAAAGGAGGAATCCTTGAAGACCCGATTTCAGAGGTAACAGGTAGGACATTCTCAGTATTAGCTCCATTGGTAGCCGTAGAGCAAAACCTTGGGTGGACTGGTAGACCTATCTATCGTGAGGATAAGTTCCAAAATGACAGATTCACTCCTGAGTATCAGATGGTATATCAGAGTACTAACCAAGTTCTTGTCGATGCTTCTAAGCTTCTGCATGAGATAGGCGGTGGTGATGATATTGTCCGTGGAAAGTTAGAGGTGAATCCTGCCATCGTTCAATACTTGCTTGAACAGTACACTGGTGGTCCCGGAAAGGTATTCTCTAACACTATCTCGCTTGGTAGAGATTTCTCAGACTTCATCGCGGGTAAAGAGACAGACTTCAATATGCGTAAGGTAGAAGGAGTTAAGGCTTTTGTTCAGCAAGGCGATGATAGGACAGCTTACTACCGTACCCAGGCTAAGTATCGCAAGTACTCTGAGGATGCAAAGAAACTCTATCACGATGTGAAGGGTTATGAAAATGCCGCACCAAGTGACCCAATGGCAATGATAAAGCTGGAGAATATCAGCAAGAGCGATGATTTTGTAAGGATGCAGATTGTCCGTGAGGCTGATAAGGAACTCTCCAGAATCAACAAGGCTGCAAATAAGGCAGAGGGTAAGGAGCGTAAGGAACTGCGTAAACTGTACAACGAACAGGTGAAAGCAGTCGTAGACATGCTCGACGAGGTAGGTAAAGATTAGTTATCATTTGCTATCATCTGCTAAATCCCGAAAAGATGTTATAGGATTCTGTAAGACGGAAATAAATATAGTAAATTTGCACCATGAGCAAAACAGACTATTCCTTATCAAAACAGAAGCGTGAGGACCTGATGGCTGCTTTCCGTGAAGCAACCAAGCAGGTTCTCAGTAGCAAGACTTACGAGATTGCAGTCAAGATGCCTGCACCAAGGTACTATATTACTCCAAAGCAGGCTTATCAGATTATCGCCCCGATGATGAAGGGTGACTTTACGGCTTTCAGTATGCTTAAGCCTCTCAAACGTGCCTTATACCGCTCTATCTTCGACAAGACAATAGAAATGTCAGCACGAAGAGAGTTTGCGGGTAAGTCACTCTGGTATGTCATGCCATTCGTGGTATGCAGCCCTGCCCCTCAGTTCTTCATATCTCCCAAGACACTGATGATGATCCGGGGAGAGTTAAAGCATAAGAGGTATGACGAGGACGGTAGGCATATTGAGCCGAGCAGAATGATTCGTGTTCGTACAAAAAAGAAAAAGAGATAAGAAATGGATATTGGCAGAGACCCAAGAAGCAAGAATGTAGATAAGCTAGCCAAGATTATTGAGCGAGAGTTCATTGATAATTGGCTGGATGATAACGAGCAGAACTTTGTCGAGGCTATGAATCTCGTTAAGGAGAGTAACCCCGCCAAGTTTGCAGACCTTTATCTTAAGGCAAAGCAAATGAGGACTGCAAGGGAGAGTAACGTTAATATCAATATCAACAGACAGCGCGACTATGACGATTTGGAGGCTCTGATGCGTAGCCGCCAGCCTCAGCAGTTAGAGAGTAAGCCAGACTATACACCATACATAGAAATGCCCGAAAAGGCAGTAATAGATAAGGAATATGATACAGGGGAATGATTTTAAGCTTGTAGTCCCAATCGAGAGAAAGGGGGAGAGTAGGGTAATGTTACTTGATGCCTACCTCAAAGACATAACGGGTAAGAAATACCGTTTAGAAGCTATGGTAAAAGACGATACCATAGAGGCTGATGTCGATGGCGACCTTCTGCCATGTGGCAAGTTCGGTCTTATGCTCAGTGGCACCAAGAATGGTAACAAGTTCCGCAGATATATTGAAGAAGCCCTCACCATTACAATGGACGGTGAGGACTCCGAAGATATTTACAAGACAAAAGTAGTTACTATCTAAGCCTGTCTGTGCGTCTCTCCTGAGTGATAAGCACAGTGCCGGAGAAACTATCTACCGCTTTCATCTTCTCGAATGTGAAATGGAAGCGATAGAATTTCCAGCCCTTACCCCTTAGTGATTTCACCTCTACCCATTTGTCGATGGAGTTGCTTACCTCTATCTTCAACGACATCTTAGCACCCTCTGAGAGTGATATGAGGTGTTTTATCTGTCTGATACTCTTCAAGGCAAGAGAGTTCTCCAGCTTCATTGGTCTTGTCTTGATTTCTGCAGAGTACTCTGTGGTATCATCGTTACAATCCTTTCTGTCTATGAGCGAATAGATAGCATTGTCCGCTGTCTGCATGATACTATCGGGATAGTCGTTGACGATGCACTTTGGTGCAAGGAATGAAGTCCTGGAAAATGAGCCGTTGGCGATGGAGAATGTGATACACGTGTCGCTATTCTTGTTAAAAATCCACAAGAGAGAATCCCTAAAGTCGTAGGCTATGATACAATTCCTAAAGAAGTTGTTAAAGTTACCGCCCAATGGGATGCTTAACGTATCTCCGGTTTTTCCTGTCAGTTGCTCAGAAACACACTTGACTTGTGAGCCTACCACAACCATCAATCCCTTCTCAGAGGTGAAGAATACTGCCCCATCCGTCTGTGTGATGGAATCAGCATTGTTACATACGTCACGCGACATAGGATGGATAGCTGAGAATAATCCGGTATTATTGACCGACATACCCCATACACCTTCTGACGAGAATACCAAGAGTGGGTATTGTCCGAACTGACCCTCTGAGAGTGCCTGCGTGGTAGTGGATATACCGAGAATCTTTCCGATACCCACCTTGTTATATCCCTCTGCCTTGAAAACAAACGGATTGTTTACCTCAGATGTTATGATATAGTTGGGGAGTGTTTCGGGAGTTCTTATCTCGTCACCCGTAATAGGTTCAACATCGGTATCGCTTGAAGGAAGTGTGCCGTTGATTACTGCATCAATACCTGCAAAATAATATGCTCCATTCAATGAAGGATGTTCTGTAAGCTTGTAAGTACGGTTGACACCCTTTATAGTTAATACTGATGCTCTGGAATCGGGATAGAAGAAGTAAAGACCGGCACCACTATTGGCATTTGTACCCTGCACAACAACCCTGTCACCGGAATCTACCTTAATCTTTACCATACATGTACTACCTCCAACTACACCACTTGGAGTAAAGAACTTGAAGCCGCTGAAAAATCCCCTCTTTACGTTCGCAAGGTTAAGGCGGGAATTATAGGCATACATCATCTGTACGCTCAATGGGCAACGTGAGTAATAATCATCAGTTCTTAAGTACTCCTGGGTACTGAGGTTCTCCAGTGTATGAGTTTCAATGTAATCGGCAATGTTCTTATTTGTGACAGCCTCCAGTCCTATCTCGCAAAGCTTGCGGAATATGGAAACACCCTTTATTGCTTCATCAAGGTCTGCTTTGCTTTTGCGAATAAGTGGGCTAAGTATCAAACCATCATCAAAACTCTCATCAGCATTTTGGTGCTTATAAAATTCTCTCTGCCAATCTGTATTTGATTGCAAAGGTGCGGTATAAGTTCCATCTATAGAGCGTATATAATCATAGCTGCATTTGGTTCTAATCGGCTGATCTACATTTATGTCGTGAACTTCAATACCCTCGCTTGCGAATATAACAATATTCTTAATAATATCATTCCAATCCTTAAGATTTGCATTTGTCTGGTTAAAATACAATTTGGAGTAATGGGTAACTAAACTTACAGACCAATCACCACCCTCTACACCAGTAGTATTCTCAGTAACACATGGGAAAAGGAGTATTGGGTTGGATATGCGTGTATAGGTTCCATCGTATAATTCGAGAGCCGTTCTAACGAAGAATGGGAGACAGAAGCCTTTCTTTTGAGCTATCTGTTCTTTATTCTTGCCATAAAGACCTGTAACAACATTTTTCCACTCTTCCATCTTTTTATCAAGAACCCTAATAAAATTGGTTCCATCTCTTGTAACCATACCATCACTATCTCCGATGTTTGATACATACAAATCATCATTGATATGATTATTTCCTTTGAGCCAGAAGGTAAACTCAGGTTCCGGGAGTTCGCTGAAATTCTCATAAGATTCTTTTCTCCATAGGCAATAGTAAATCCTTCCACTATTATCACTATAATCAGATATGATAAGAGTCTTGCCTATTGACGTGACCTTTATCTTAAGAGTAGGTACGTTGATAACGTTTCCGCTTTTCAAGCCATCAGTCCACTTGATAAAATAGCCACTTGTTGTCAGTGTCTCATCTATAAAGATGTACCGTGTGACATTATCATACTTGTGGATATAGAGTAGGGTGCCATCGATGGTTATCTCTTTCTTCGTTGGCTTCTGAATAACCTTGTTCTCACCTTCCCGATAATACAGACCTACACAATCTTCAAGTGCGTTATCTGAACACAAGATATCCGATGGGATATTTGTGATACCCTTGTTGAACAGGAGTTGCTGTTGTTTGGTGTCTCTTTCCATATTTTACCTGATTATATTGTTGCTGCAGTAACTTCTCTTGGATATATGAATGTATCCTTTGGCTGCTGAATTATCCATGCGGGTTTATCCATATCGTTCAATGCTACCCACAGGGCAATGGCAGTAGACATGATGATATCATCGTGCTTACCGCTACCAGCCTTGTTTCCCATTGTGCCATCCTCCTTTCTCTCGTAGATACGTAACTCACTGAACATATTCTCGTCATGTTCAATCCAAAGCTTATCATCCACGAAAGCAATGAGGTTGTCTATAATCCATCCCTTCGTAAGCTTATTGGTCTGAAATCCGTACTTCATTTCCGAATCTTCCTTGACCGATTCCGCACCCTTGGAACGGATATACAGATTATTGTAGTAGTTGGAAATCTCTTCGATGATAGTACCGAAGTGGTCGCCTTCCGTATTATTGTCCTTTTCCCTGTCTGCGGTATTACTCTCAATGACAAGCAGGGCATCGTCATAGTAGTGTGCAAGAGCAGCCGCCTTCCATGCAAGGATATCGTGTCTGCAATGTCCTCTCCATCGCGCTACCACCTCCAGCTTGCCGTGCAACTCCGGGATAAGTCCTTTGCAGTCAAGAACGGTCATAACCGTATAGTCGGCAGAATTTGATACACCTCCGATATCGACTGATACGACATATCTGTTCTTGATTTTGAGGATATGGTTGTTAGGACTTGCCCATACCTTCATCTCACCCGTCTTATCATCACGGGGGAATATCTTTGAATTGGTGATAACAGTCTTGCTTCTGTGCTGGAACGGAGGAAGGATGATGTCTGCATAGAAGATAGGATTAGCCAGTCCTTCGTCTCTAAGCTCGTCAATAGCGTATTGGTCGAATACCAATCGTCCTGAGTTTCGGAACGCTTCTACGGGGTCGATAGGTGCCTCAGAAGCCATGTAAGCATGGGTCTTGTGGCGGTTACGTGTCTGACGATACCAGTTGATAGCCTCAAAGCAAGCACCAAGCTTCCACATCTTCCAGAAGAACTTACCCTCTTCACGATATCCTTCGGGTGCTACGGTCTTGTTTCTGTTCTCCCAGAGCCATGTGGCGAACTGTTCCTCTTGTTCGGGTGTGAAACCTTTCTCTCCTGTAGGCTTCATGTCGTTCTCGATAAGGAAGAACGGAATGAAGAGGAACTTGTAGGCATCATTGTTCTTCGGGTCCATAGCTACCTGACACTTGTCATAGAAGAATCCCGATGTACCATTACCCGTAGACTCAAACACCTCTATATCGTCCGGCAATCCAAGCATACCTCCCGATACAGAAGAAATCACGGCTTCCGGATCATGCTCAGGTGTCTTTTTCCAATAGGCTACCTCAGAATAGTGTGCGCAGTGGAAGTTGTCACCACGGATATTATCGAAGTTCTCGAAAGAAGCCACAGAGAGGGTAGCGGAACGGATGGCAGACACACCATCGGTAACAATGAAGTCGTCGCCCGAACCCTCGAAAGGAGCCATCTTAAGTTTCTTTCCCGGTAGTCCGAGAGTCCATCCTGGCTGATTCTCGATAGCCTTTCGGTACATAGCCTTAATCTTTCGTGAAGTCTTGATAACCTGCGAGAGTACTATGGCATTCCATCCGTTGGGGTGTCTGTAGTCCTGCATCCACTTGATATACATCTGAACGAGGGTGGAGCCTCCCCACTGACGTGCTTTCAGAAGGATGATATATATCGGCTGACGTGCATGGCGCAAGTCCTCCATGAGTCCGAGAAGCTTTCTCTGTGCGTATCTGAGACGGAAGGGAATAAGGTTTCCCGAAAGCTTGTCAACGATTCTGTCATTCATATACATCGCAAACTCCGGGTCGTCCTCAAACCTTGCCCTGCAGAGCATTTCCGTAACAATCTGATGATAGCCTTTATCCCAGTCACGGTGCATATGGTTCTCAACAAAACCCTTGATGGTTCCATATTTAAGCACCTGCTGGAATATAAGACTATCCAGTGTTTCACTTGGTACAAATTGCTCAGGAATGAAGAAGTCTGGTATTACGACATGAACACGTGTCTTGCCGAAACCATAGCACCCTACACCCGTCATTGGGTCGTAAGGTCCGAATATCTCTTGTCTGCGAGAATGATTCTCGTTTATAAGGTCCTTAATCTCTTGTCGCATTGCATTACTATATATCCCATGAAAAGACAGTAGAGGTGGATGAATCCGTTGACGTGAGGCAGGAAGAGTGTCAGTAGCACGAAAGGCAAAACCTTCCTGCACATTTCACTCAGTCTGCCAACACTACCCCAAGCCAAACCCAGTACCGCGAACAAAACCCCGCTAAACCCCATCGTTTCCTCTGTAAGATACGGAGGGAGGAAAGAGCATATTATAGCTATGGGGATGGCATAATACAGCCTCAGCTTACTCTTGAACATCAAGAGGCAGAAGATGTTGGCTGCAAGATGGAAGATGTTTGCGTGACAAAGCGGGTAAAGGAAATGAGTATCCCACTGACCGCTAAAAGTGTAGCCTACCTTCGGGAAGAAGAAGTAGGCCACACAAAGCAGCACAGATATCAGATACCTTAACCTCATTACAGTATTCCGAAATGATGCAGAGGTTTCTGTGCGGTGCCTGGGATGGGGGATATCAGGTTATTCTTGATTTCGTCGTATGCAGTAGTCATAGCCTCATGCTTTGACACTGTTACAGGGTCTTTGCCAGTAAGGTTGAGTGAGAAATATTCGAAGAGTACACCATTGACAATGTAGTCGTGTACGGCAGTAGCCAATGGGTCGAAAGAGTTCTCATTCCAGTTATCCGGCATTTCAAGCACAATATCCTTTTCCGTCCATTCCTTAAGGCTGTTCGTCTTGGCAATTCTTGGCGGCTCCTTGACATAAGCTTTCATCCTTGACAAAGCCTTGCTGAGATAAGTGTCAACCCAACGTTTGAACATCGGGCGGAAACCATCTTCGTCAGCAGGAATATTGTTAGGGTCGATATTCTCCTGTCTGCGGGCACGCGCCACCATGAGGGATTCGGTGTCGATATCGTATAGCAGTTGGTCACGCATAATATAGATATGCTTGACTTTCATCCTTGGTGGGGCAGGTCTGCCCTTTCCAAGAGGATGAAACCCTTCGGGGTCTGGTCTGTGAAGGAACGGGTCTAAAGTATTATTCATCTTCTACCTTGATTACATTAACCTTTACTTCATCAAACACAGAATCATCGTGACGTGAGAAGAGTTTCAGCTTTGTCTCTCCCTTGAACTTTCCAATGAGTACAAAACCGCTTCTACGTCTCTCAACGATGGCTACCTTATGGTGCATGGTAGCAGCCTCGATATCGTCAATGACTTCTTCATCGATGGTATAGGGGATTTGAACCTCTTTACCCTCGCTGATATACAACGTCTCTTGGTCGAGTACATCGTCCGGGATGTGAACAATCTCTCCACTCTCTGTATAAAGAGTGATTTCAAGACCTTCGGGCAGGTCGTCAAACACACCTTTCTCAACATCAATCTTGACGTGCTGAGTGTAAGGTACGGATGGAGCCAACGGTGCTTTCTTGTTGAAGCATCGCATGATATCCAGCTTGTCCTGTGCAAGACGTGGAGCGACATTTTCCGCAAGCTTGGGATTGATAAGCGAGTACCAATCCGCAATCATGAGGTTTGTTATGTACCTTGCAGATAGTCTTGCCAATGAATCCGTAAACGCACGATTGAATCTGTCAGAGACAAGAAGCTCTATAGTAAGCGTGTCGTGTACATCGTCAAGCGTAGACTTGATACCATTATCTGCCGTGGTGTACCCCGTCGGGTCGATGAAGTCAGAGAGATATGTTTTCAACTGCTCAATCCCTTCGACAAGACCACGCTGTAACTTGCGTTCTTGATAAGTGTCATCGCCTGCCTGTTCATTGTAGGCAAGCGCACCCGCCCGTTCATCAGCGGCTTTGTCTACCTTTCCCTTAAAGAAAGTCTCAGACTTAACCGCTTCCAGGATGAGCGAGGGGATGAGATTGAGTTTTATTGTCTGCATACCTTATTGAGCTGGAGTTATTTCACCGATAACGTCCTCATACTTGGCAGCAGATGCCTTTGGAGCAACCTTTGCAAGACACAGACGGATATTTGCCAGAGACTCAGCAACGAATGTTGTGTAGTCCTTTGCAAGCTGTGGGTTGATAGCCTGCCACCAGAGAGCAAGCATCTTGTTTGCTATGAACTCCTGAGACAGAGACGCAAGAGGTGTAGCCATTCCGTCTGAATAACGGTCAGATACATTGATGGTGATAACGAAATCTGTTTTTGAAGCCGTTGTATCTTTTAGTGTGTCAGAGATACCTGTACCATCCGAAGAATCAACGAACTCCATCAGATTAGCCTCCAGCGAACCTACGGCACCCCTCAGAGTACGGATAAGCTTACGCTCATGGTAAGTATCATCACCAGCCTGCTCAGCATAAGCACGCGCATGATTATTGGCATTAGAAGCCTTCTCAACTTCACCTGTAATGTAGGTGTCTGCCTTGACTGACTCGATAAGCAGTGAGCGGTCAAGTTTGATGGTTAAAACTTTACTCATCTTTTCAAATATTTATTGTTAACTGTTTGTTACTTCTGCAGAGCAACCGCTAATAGGATCAACCTCGGAGATTGCAGGCTGTTTGAAATAGCAGAGGCTCAGAATATCCTTCATCATCCTTGCTGCCTTTAGATTGTAGTATTCTGACTGCTCACCGAAATACATTGAATAGTAATCGGCTACGGCAGAGGCTACGCAGTATGAGACAACGGACAAAGAGAAAGCCTTGGCGAAGTCGTCACCATTAGAAATCTTCCATCTTGTATTTGTTACCTTGAAAGAAGCTGTTGCATCATCCTCAGTAAATTCGTGTACCAAGTCAGGTATGGCAGCTATAACGTTATGGACTGCGTTATGTACGAAGTCAGACAGCAGCGGCTCTTCCTTTGATGATACCGTAACCTTGGAAAACGTAGAGTTACCTTCCGAATCGGTAGAGCGTTTTCCTAAGACTGCAAGATTACGAAGAATCTTGGTCTTGATATCTTGGTACGATATGGATATGGTTTCCGTATGAGTCATATACCTTATTTATATATTATGAGGCAAGCATATTACGTGCTGCCTGTAAGTTCTGTTGTGCCTGCTGCATCTGCTGAGGTGACATACCTTGCTCCATCTGTGCGATTTGGTTCTGCAAGTTCTGCTGATATTCCATCTGTGCCTGTTCAGACTGCATGGACTGCAAGAGAGAATCTGCATAAGACGCATTGATGTTCTGCAAGTACTGGATAGTGGATATTCTGTTGTTAAGCAGAAGCTCTTTCAAATCATCGTTATTCTTCATCTGAGTAGATGCGGTAGCTGCTGCCTCCTTGACGGATATCTTATACATCACGTCACGGGTAGCCATGCGGTCATACTCGAAGGCGGCGGTATTATCCTTGTTCATAATCATCCTGCCATCCTCGTAGAACTGCTTTATGAGAGTACACTTCTTTCTTGCTACTGCTTCTGTGAATGAGGACATATCCTGAATGAGCGAGAACAGAGACGTGGTAGAGTTCTGTGTCTCTTGTGCGTATCTTGCAGCAGAAGTACCTGCGCTTGGTGTCTTACCCTGGAGTGCGCCCGATACATTTGTGATATCCTTTGCAAGTTCCAGTTGCAACTGCAGGAGTTCGTAAGTACCTATCTGAACTGCGTTAGAGGTGATAATCTCTGGTCGAAGGTTTGGAGTTGCCTTGTTAGGCTCATAAAATACTAATCCGTCATAAGAAGTGAACTGGTCGGCAAACTGTCTGTCTGTCATATCGTCGGGTACCGCAGTCTTTGGAACAATGGTGATACCCTTTGCAGCAGAACGTGCAGCCATATCGTGCATGATGATAAGGCGGTTGATGTATCTCTGCTGGTCTATGATGTTTGCCATGAAAGGATGAACCTCTCCATTGACGAATGGGTGCAGTTTCAGTGTGAACGGATGGGAATCGAAGTCGTATGGTGTCTCTCCCTCACAGATAACCTCTCCCTCCGGAGTAAGGTAGGTGTAGTACCAATACACATCGACAATCTTCTTCATTTCAATGAGTACCCATTCCTCTTCGGGCATACCCACCTCCATATATTGTCTCTTGCGTATCTCGTTCTGCTCCAAGATATCATCTATATCATCCAGTTCTCTACGGAAGTAAAGTTCAGAAGAGTTCTTTGCCGTTGGGTCGTAGCACTGCCAACGTACCTTTGTCTCTTTCGTCCATGCCTCAATGACTCTGTATAATCTACTGTCCGATGGACTATCGAACGATACATTACCAAGAGAATTGACTTCGTTCTGCTGAATCTCCGTCTCGCTACGGAAACGGTGACGCACACGAAACATTTCATCTATCTGGTCTATCGTCAAGCCCTGTGCGGTAAATGCTGCATACAATTCTTCAAGCGGGCAATCACGGAGTACACCGATAAGGGTGAGGTCGGAATGACGAGGGTCTGAACCTGCCTCCCAAAAAGCATAGTTGGGATTGATGTAGTCAGTCCAGCAGTCATAAGAATGGTCTCTACATTCGTATGTCTCACGCGCCATCAGCACACCACCCATCAGAGCATCCTCAAAGATTACCTTAAGCACATCGGGCATTTCCGTGTCCTGCCAGTTGGCTTGCATCGTAGCAGACATCATATCCGATAAAGCCTGAGAATCCCTTGTCCTTGCGAAGCATACCGGCTCTGTGCCTTGCTTTGCATAAAGTCCAACAACGGAATTGAGAATGGATATCATGATATTGTTAGACAAAGGCGCATTGTTTCTGCGCTGCAGGAATTCCCTTTCGGTTATCTGTCCGTTCTTTGATTCAATGATATCCCCCCATTGGTCGCCATAGACGTATGACATAACCCTGTCACGGGTTTCTCTGATTCTTCTCTTAGATTCCCACGCAGTCTGACAACGACGGAGTAACTCATGATTGTAGTTCCCCGTGTTCCTGGCCTTGCGCTCCGCTACAGAGTCTTTTGCTCCAATGGAGTGCGGCATTATATCCTTTTTAGAGTATAAACCCTTTTTCATATTACATTTTTATGGTGCAAAAATATTGAAAAGGCGGTCTTTTATTTCCGTAATAGAGAAGTTGTGAGTGTGGCAATCCCGAATACGGAAAAAAGAAAACTGAAATTCCCGAAATTTGCGGCATACAATATTTATAAATATGGAAGAAGAAAAGAAAAATCAGGCACCTCAGACTGAGGAAACACAGCCTGAAACACAAGAAGCACAGCCCCGTCCAAACCGGGATGCCTACGCAAAAATGTATAGCGAGGATTATCCAGACGCAGACTTCGAAGATAAGGAGTCACGTTATGGTAATCTGATAAAAGACCGTGAGACACTGCGCAGTCTGAGCAAGTCCGGCAAGCAGTTATCATCGGTTATCGGTAAGAATCGCTGGCTTGCCGCAATGATTCAAGACCTTGCCAATGATGAAAGCGGCACACTTGATCCGTTCACATGGATGGCAGAGAATGGTGTTGACGTTATGCAGGCAATGGAAGATGAAGAGTATCGCAGTAAGATTTCCGGTCTTGTCAGCGACTACATTCAGAAGCAGAGCGAAGGTGAGGCAGCAGAAGGAGAACGTTCTGATAACCTCTCCAATATCGCCTTGAAGAGCCTGCAGGATTTGCAGGATGAGACAGGCATGAGTGATGATGAGTGCAGTGAGCTTTGGGGCAATCTGTTTGACGACATCGTAGGTCCTGCTCTTCGTGGTGAGGTAACAAAGGACACTTGGGAACTTCTTCGCAAGGCAAAGGGTTATGACAAGGATATCGCCTCTGCCCGTGAGGAAGCAGCCATACAAGCCCGTAACGAGAAGATTGACAACAAGCTTACCCAGGGCAAGAAGGGTGTACCTCCAACTCTCTCACAAGGTGGTGGTGGCAGAGCACAGCGCAAGCCAGAGAGAGAGGGAATGTTCGACGATGTAGAAGAAATGTTCGGATAGAAACCAATTTTTTATAATTCTAAAAAGCATGAAAAAGAATTCGATTTTTCAGTGTCTTGTAAGTTTGGTACTTACAGCACTTGCAGTTCTTACAGGTGGTGGCGCAATGGCTGTTACCGTAGGAGCTGAGGGAACCGAGCCAACAGATGCAGGTAATCCCAACACAGAGCCCGCCAATCCAGAGGTAAACGACCGTGAGTCTCCTGGCGGTAAACATGATGGTCAGGACTTGACTGGCACACAGGCAAGTTCTACCCAGATGCGTGAAGGTGGTCTAGAGGAAGAAGAGCGAGACAAGGACATCACTCAGTTCTTTCCATTCAAGACACCTCTTCTGAGTATTATCCGTAAGATTACAAAGGTTGTAAACATCTCCAACTGGAGTGTTAATCACCTTCGTGTCGGTGGTGAGACACTTGACGGTGTTGTAACAGTAAACATCGCAGCGGGTGACACCATTAAGCTGACGAAGAACAATTTCAGCGGTTCACTTCGTCCTTTCTACAAGAACTCAACGGTGTTCGCTCCAAGCCTTCCCGGTTACAAGGAGGGTTCTACTTCTGAGGTAGAGGGCCATCTGATGCTTGAGGTTGTGGAGTCTGACAAGACGGGAGTTGTTCTCCAGGCTATCAACGGACCAGCAGCCGTAGCAGGTGAGAAGGGTACAGAGTACGACAGCGTTACTACTCCTGCCATCCCAGCAGGTACAGTTCTGCTTTGCGGTGCTACAGCAGGTTCTGAGAGCCAGCTGATGATTACTCCTGAGAACTTCCAGCCACGCGAGAAGGAGGTTTATGTACAGAAGAAGCTTCTGAACATCATCTGGACTGACGACTACGAGGAGACAAAGAAGAAGTATCCATTCGGTGTTGCAGACATCAAGCGCGATGCTATCATCAAGTACAACCTGCGTGCAGAGCGTACTTATCTCTTCGGTGTTAAGCGTAAGCGTAAGCGTACAAACGAGGATGGTACTGTGGAGGATGTATTCTACACAGAGGGACTTATCACTCAGCTGACGAACTACTATGGAATCGGCTCTACCTACAAGCTGACAGACCTTATCGCTCTGAACAAGCTTCAGTTCACCGACTTCGCAGAGAACAACCGTGCCTTCGCATTCTGCGGTAAGAACGCCATCGAGCGTCTTGAGAACGTTGACCCAGGTGAGAACCGCAAGATTGAGTTCACAGACCACAATGAGTTTGACCTGACCTTCCGCCGCTTCCGTGACACATTCGGAACAATCGACTACATTTGGGATCAGACCCTCGACTTCGCTGACATGAGCGACTACATGATTATCATGGACCTCAAGGGCGCACGTCGTTACCTCAAGACAGGTAAGAAGGAGAAGACCAATGATATGTCTAAGGGTTCTGGTGAGATTCGTGAGGCACAGCGCTGGATTCGCTACGAGGCTGACGGTGTTGCACTCCGTGGCTTCAACTCAATCCTCGTTGGTCCTGAAGACAAGATGTTCGCAGCACAGAAGAGTGGTATCATCAACTGGATTACCAGTGCCAACGTTCTGCCTGCAACACCTTCAAAGAACCAGAAGGTGGCTCTGACAGCTGATTACACTATGACCGTTACAAGTGGCAGCGGTGAGAGTGCGACCACTACTGAGGTAACATACGAGAAGGGTAACGTCTACATCTATAACGGCTCTGCATGGGAGCTTTATAGAGGCTACGACCTTGCAGCCTAATCGTGACATAGGGGGCAGGGTTCAGGTAGCCCTGCCCTTCTTTTTTTTGAATACAAAATAGTATTAGATATGATTAAGAAGTACAGATACAACAGAGACCTCAACACAGCCGCTTTCACTCTTACGGACAAAGGCGGTAACTCCCAGCGTTTCGTTTTCGAAAAAGGCAACGTGCAGACCAAGAAGCAGCCGGAACTGACACTTTGCTCTACCTACTCACAGAACCTTTTGGAATCCTCAGAGTATTTCAAGATGGGTATCGTAAAACTGGAGAAGGTGTTCGAGGGTGGCGAAGAGGAAGTAAAGCCTCAGTATACACCTATCGAGGAAGTGAAGCTTGCTCAGGAGGCTATCAGCTATGTTGCTGACAACTGGGAGATACGTGTTACCAATGCAAAGGACGCAGAGGCAACAGCAAACAAACACGGATTCACATTCCCAAACCTTAAGGTTAAAGGATAATGACCATATCCGAAATCATTAAAAAAGTCCGGTGGTGCATCGATGAGGAAACTCAGAACGATGCACTCCTGGATGGTGTTGATGGCAATGACGATGCCCTGATGGATAACATCATCAAGGCAAAGATTTGTGATTCCCTCAGATGGATATTGCTCTATGCCCCTCTCGAGATGCTGGAGGGCAAGGATGAGGCAACAACCACTGACATGGATTATATCACCACCACAATATCGGGAGCCGACATTATCCCCGGCAACCCGACAAGGGTAAAGCTGCCTCACAGATTCTTGAAGCTTCTGAGGGTAAGGTTGAAAGACTGGCATAGGTCTGTAAGAGTACCCATCGAGGAAGATTCAGACGAGTATCTTGAACTTAACAACGAGACCGCAGGCGCAACAGTTGACAGACCAGTAGCTGCCATTATAAGGACAAGTCCGATGGAGCTTGAATTGTGGCCCGGCAACACTACGGAAACAGAGTTAAAGATATCATTCGTCAATGCACCTGACGAGCAGGACTATTCAGGCGCAGAAGATACCGCGAAGATAGCTATACCCCAAAAAGCCAAAACCGCTTTCATATACTACATTGCCTTCCTTGTCATGTGTGCATACCGTGACAACGCAACAGCAGAATCAATGTTAGCAATAGCCAAAATGAATCTTGGAATTAAATGACCCCATTAAGAATCCTGCAGGGAAACGATGTCTACGTCAAGGTAGCCGTAGAAGTGAAAATCAAGGGTGCCTCGCCAACGGAAGAGACATACCCCTTGGTTCTTAATGAGGTGTCAGACCTTGAAGTCAACCTTATAAACATTCTAGGAGAAGTAACACCAGTTACAAAGTGGGCGATAAGCACCGTATATGACAATATCCTGTACTTGAAGATTGACGGTACTATGGAGTGCGGTGCCTATGGGCTGGAGATAAAAGGCAAGAAGAACGGGGATAATGTAAGGACATACTACCCCGAAGCAATATGGTTGGTATATACCGACGACGAAAGCGATTCACAGAACGGACTCTATGACGGTTTCGACTGCTACGAGTTCAACGACCCGATGGTTGTTCAGTTCTCAGGTGTGGTGTTCCCATATTTCAAGATTAACCCACGCAGAGGACGTTTGTACGTAACCAATGTTCCTGATGGCGGAAACTTCCGTATTTCAAACGGACATCTGATAGCAAGAGATTATGAAGGATATTGACCTTGGTAAAGTATCGTTTACCCCACGTGGTACTTACGACCAGACAGAGACATACGAATGGCTTGACGTAGTATTCTCTGGTCCTGCATCCTTCGTGTCTATACGTGACGAGAACACGAATCATCCCCTTACCGACCCGAATTATTGGATGCCTCTCGTTGATTGCCGCTTCATTCTCGATTATATCAGGGAGAATGGACTTGAAGCAGCATGGATAAAGGTAAGGGATAATGCGACCATCGGAGGTAAGACTATCATACGTGGTGGTCTTGACGTGGGAGGCGATGCACATTTCTATCAGAATGTTCAGATAGATGGCAAGCTTACAGGTGTAGAAATCCCTGGAGGTGGCGGTGGCGGTGGAAGTATTGACGGAGATTCCATTGAGACCATCCTTGAATACCTCAGAAGGCTTAATAGTGACCTCAGAAACAAACTCTCCCGTGTGGATGAGGATGAAGCAGAGGCAAAGATAGGATTCCTGCAAGGCTTATGGATAAAAGCCAAGAATCTCTTCTGGTGGGATGCAGACGGAAACATCAAAGCCAACGATATTGAGGGAAACAACATACTGGGTAACGAGGTGAATGCCAACAACGTTTTCGCCACCAACAGTATGAAGGCTCTCAAAGGCTTCTATAATATTATTCAGTCACATAACTTTACAGGTCACTCGCAGGAAGATACGGGATGGATTCTCACCAATGCCTATGACGGACATTCTAAGCTAACCGTTGATGAGCTTTATGTCCGCATGAAAGCCGTATTTGAGGAACTTGAAGTACGTAAGTGGACCTATGTAGGTGGCAATTTCATTCTCTCAGCAGCAGGTAGCCGTATCATCAAGGTAGACTATTACGATAAGGAGGTTATTACCGATGAAGATGAACCATTAGGCTACAAGAGTATTGATTTGCCTTGGGGACTTGTCGGACAGATATTCGGTGCTGGTTCTTTGGGCGACTGGCTTAATAAGGCTGGCAGATATCTTGGCTTCTGGGGTGCTGAAAAGAAGATATTCGTAGGTCTTACACCCGAAGAGAAAGCAAGCGTAAAGACTTTCCGGTGCTATCTCTATACGGACGATGGCACAACACAGACTATGAACTGGTGGCAGAAAGGCGACCAGGCAAAATGTCAGACCTTCAACCAAGTTACCGACAAGCTTAAGCAGGAAGGTTCTTTCTCAGGAAAAGCCGCCAATACATACTATTGGAGATTGGTTACAGGAGTAGGTACGGCTGAGATTGACGGACGTATGTACGACTACGTAGACCTCTCAAAAGATACTTGTCAGCCGGGAATAACCAATGACGAGCCAAGTGCAGGCGATGCCATTGTTCAGATGGGTTATCGTGGTACCGACAAGACCCGACAGAACATGATTACCTTGGAGGTGACAGGCGAAGATGCACCTGCTATTAAGGAGTATATGGGTATCAACACCTTCTCCCTTGAAGGCAAGCGCAGGACTATGATCTCCCCGAAGTCAGGTAATGAGTTCTATGCTACAAGGTTTGTCATTGTGACAGAGTATGGTGACAACCGGGTTCCTGCTGACAGAGGCTTGTGGGTAGATATCACAAGAGAAAAGGGCGACTACGGAGAAAAGGTGAGATACCCCGAAGATACTGCGGATAGTACTATGGTACGTAAGTGCTATTACTATGACCGAGTGGCGCATAATGGTGCTTACTGGCTCTGTATTGTGCCAGAAGGTACTCATTGGGTGAATGGTTCGGGAAACTATATCTCAGAGAATGATTACGCACACCTCACAGACGAGGAAAAGGCTCTTTGTCAGAGAAAGCCAAACTATACAGCTTTAGAGCCGAGCGATGAAAACCCGTCAGTATGGCAGAGACATATCAGCGCAGGTATTGCACCTTATCTGAGCCTTTCAAGTATCGTTATCCCCGTCAACTGCGAGAAAGATAGTACTGCATCGGAAGCATTGACAAAGGAGGTTGAAGTAAGGCTTAAGGTTACAAACCTTGATTGTGATTTGAGTAGCGTATCCGTTACTCCTGCTGATAGTCATGTGTCAGTACAACTCACCCCTGGCGAATCCTCAGCAAAGATAACATTCAGCTATGCAGCTAAGGAGGCTATTAGCGTTAAGGATTTCGTTGTTACCGCCAAGGGAAAGCTTAACAAGCAGGAGTATAACGATACCGATGCCATCAGTGTCTATCCGGTGATGAAGGGCGATGATGCCTATACCATCTTCTCAACTCCTGACAATATGATATACGAGCAGGAGGGTGCAAGTCTTACCTATGAGCAGATATTGGAGGACCTGCAGAAGCCGGAACAGGAGCGCACACTATCCTTTAATATAATTACAGAGGATGCCACCACTCAGAGCGGATATAAGGAAATGGCTATCAGTGTCCTCAAAGATGGACAGACTCAGCCATTCTCCATTGGTAGACCTATACCAAGTGATAATCGTATCAATGTAGGTTTTGACAACCCGACAAAGCGTGTTTGGATAGTCTACATACCGAATACCATCAGTATGGGGCATATCGATGTGCCAGTAACCTATGGTAACAGCTTTGTTCATACCCTGCGTATTCCTTTCTATTGTAACCTTATGGGTACATGGAGGCAGATGATTGTAGGTGATACAGATGCAGCCATAGCCACAAAGACAGAGTTTGACTATACCGATGATGAAGGTAACGTCCAACATATCAATATCCGTAACTTCTGGGCGGCTTATGTACGTAGCAGCAAAGAGACGTTAGCACGTTTCCTGAGTGTTGAGGGTACAATAAAGAGTAATAAGGATGCGGCAGATGAAGCCATAGGGCAACTTGGCTCTAGCCTGAATACCCTCAATACAAATTTCGGAGAGTTCAAACAGAGTGCAGAAGGGGAGTTTAACACCGTTAAGAGCGATATTACAACAGTAAACACAAACCTCTCAGAAGAGATAATTAACAGGCAGAACGCAATCGATAATGCTATATCTAATGAAGTCTCAAACAGAAATAATGCCATCGATAGCGCTATATCTACTGAGGTAACGAACAGAAACAACGCTATTGATGCGCTTAAGAATGGTGATGTAAAGAACGCTCTTGATACACTTGCCGAGCATGGAACCTTGTTAAACCAGCATACTTCTCAGATAGGTAAGGTAGTTACAACTTCGGGTGGGTTTACCACCGACTTTACTCAGGAGGTTAATAGTCTTATCGGCACTTCTGTAAGTAGTGGTGACATCAAAACTGCACTTAATACAGAAGTCACAAACAGAAATAAGGCTATCGGTGATGCAAAGACAGACTTGTTGAATGGTGCTATCAAGAATGCCCAAGATTCTGCAGATGCAGCACAAGAAAAGGCTGACTCCGCAGATAGCAAGGCAAACAGTAACACAACACTAATTCAGCAGAACCAAACAAAGATAGGAAAGCTTACCACAGGCTTTAATGGAATGTTCGGTAAGTATTCCGATACCGATGTCACAGCATTGCTTGATGCCAACATCGCTTTGCTTTCTACCATTGAGGCATATAACAAAGATATAGCCGATGTTCAGGACAAGGCAAAGCTGCTGAGGTCTGACTTGGCCAATGTCAACGACATATTTGACTCTACGCTAATAGCTCTCTTCAATAAATATAGTGTATCATACAACAAAACCACCTATCCGTCAGCATTTGAGAGCCTGCGTGACCTTATTGACGAGATAAGCCAACAGAGAGATAGTGCAGTGAATGATAATACATCTCTGCTGGCTCGTATCATGCGTGAGAATACGAACAATTTTAATGTTACCTCCAAGGGCCTTCAAGCTGAGATAAGCAGTCGTAATACACTTGAGAATAATGTTAATGGCAAATTCACAACGGTAGACACCGACATAGCCAACCTGAAAGCTGACTCCAAGGAGTTTCAAAGCAAGTATACTGGCATATCGGGAATACTGTTGAACGACGATATAGACCTTTACAATAGCATCCAGTGGGCGAACAAGACGGTAAACGTAAGTGCAAGTTCCGGCTCATCGTTCGACTCCATGTTGTCTGATGATACAGCCTACCTCACATTCCTTTCACTCATAGGATGCGTTCCGGGAAGAAAACTCACATTCACCATCGACAGCACGTATTACTTCTCAGTCTACTACTTCGACAGTAGCAAGCAGTATCTCGGCTCATACTATGCACAGACAGGAAAGTCGAGTGGTACGACAATGACCATTCCGGATAGTGCGAGGTTCTTTGCTATCAGGGTGAACAAGACAACTTATGCCACACTACCGAAGGAGGAATATCAGAACTTGAACCTTGATATCATAGATACCACCGATAGTGATGTAAGCATATCTCTTATCAGTCAGACAGCGAAGAATATACGTCTACAGGTACAAGAGTGTGGTATTAATATAGATGAGAAATGTATCGAACTCAACGGAGATACCAAGATTAATGGTACCCTTACCGTCAATAGCACCACCGATGGATTTGAACTTACTGATGGCAATGGTTCCTCTACACGAATCGTGGCACAGGGAGTACCAAATAACATTGATACATTCAGACAACAGACGGGAATAACCGAGTATCTCACGCTGACAGCTCAAAATTCGGCCTCAGAAATAATCTCTGGGACATATAAAGGGTATTACGACTGTTATCTCTATTTTATAAAGGCAATGTCGAGTCCAAATGTTACATTTGGGATAAGTCAGCTGTCCTTTGCTAATAATTTCTATAATTATTGCTCACTGATAACGGCGGAGGGGAAAATACTTACTAGTTCAAATGTTCAATTCAAGGAAATACTGCGCTATGAAATGTCTGGTTCAAACTTGTGGATAAGCGTTCATCTGCGACTTTACCCGAGTACGTTCCCTTCATCTACATCGGTTATGGTGCAAACACCATACATACGCGCCACCATTGTCAATTTCCAGGTCACTATTCCAACCAACACCTTTACACTAATAGGCTATAACGGTATGGCTATGAACCTTGGTGGTAATATCATATATTTTCATGAGAACGAGGCAACAATACTCTATAAGACTTCCGGGTCAAGTCCGACCTATTCGGGTATAAAGATAACGTCCAATGGGGTGATGAAGCAGCTCTACAACACCTGGGTACCTATCAATGCAAGGAAGAGGCAAGTTATGAACAGTGCTTCGGATACGATAGACGATGATACAGAGGTTGTGGTATGCAAGATGAAAGACATTACGTATAAACTGCCAACCTCTAACGTTCCTCTTGGACGTAGGATAGACTTTATAAACGAATCATCAGGTCAAATTAAGATTGGAGGTCAGAGTGGAGTATATATCAATGGTGAAGGCGGTAAGATAGTGGATAATGATGCCAAACATGAGATTACAACTCTTATTCTTGTAGACCCAGGTGACTGGGTTGCAAACTACGGTAACAAAAATGCAACTTTTGATCCATAATAAGATATGACAGATAGCGAATTGAGAGAGAAGGTGCTTAATATTCTTGCGGAGAATACTAACACCATAGAGGGAACAAATAAAGTGCCGAAGATGGCTGACGGTGAGGTTGACCTTACCGTTACACTCCCTGCCTTGAAGTTCACCGATGATACTTTCAGAACTCCCGAAGGTTTCCGTTATGTTCCGATGGGTACATTCATGAAACCGATGAATGATGCAAAGGAAGAAATCGACAAGGCTGTTGAAGATGCCAATGCAGCTACAGGTAGGACAACGGAAGCCATCAACAATGCCAATGAAGCAGTAGACTGTGTTAATTCTGCCATATCAGGAGCAAATGCAGCTACAGAATCTGCTAATTCTGCGGCTCAGAGTGCCAACAGTGCAGCAACTGCAGCCAACACAAGCCGCCAACAGATAGAGGCTAACGAGCAGACAAGACAGAGTAACGAGGAAACACGTCAGAATCAGGAGGCAGCACGTAGGACAAACGAAAATGCCCGTGTTTCAAATGAGACTACCCGTCAGAATCAAGAGACTGCAAGGGTTAATGCAGAGAATGGGAGAGTAGTTGCCGAAACTGCACGTGAGACACAATCCTCATCAGACCACAGCAGGGCAGAGCAGGATCACACTACCGCTACAAACGACCATACCCAGGCAGACACAGACCATACCGCTTCTGTACAAGCTACCACAGATGCAGAGAAGGTAAATGCCGAGTTGGAGGGTATGACAGTCACAATTACTAACCGTAATGGTGTAAGCAAGAGTCAGAATATCGGCTTTGAGATATACAACACCTACAACTCTGTAGCTGCCATGAACGCAGATGCAGCGAATGTGCCATTGGGTAAGTTTGTGATGATTGCCACCACAGACCCGACATCGGCAGAGAATGCCCGACTTTATGGCAAGAACGCACAGGGTAGCTTCACATTCCTCAGTGACCTCGACCAAGCTTCTGCTGCAGCATGGGCAGACTGGCTTAACAATATGAAGCCTGCTATCAACGAGAGAATATCTACTGCTGATAGTGACCATACGAGGGCTGAAACAGACCATTCTACCGCACAGAGCGACCACACTCAGGCAGGGGAGGACCATCAGCAATACTCGACCGACCACGACACTTTCCTAACAAATGAGGCAAACCGCCAAAGTACTTTCGAGGCAAGTGAATCGGATAGGGCAACAACATTTACCAACAATGAGGCTAAGCGTCAGCAGGACTTTGAGGATGCAGAGTCAGAACGCATGGCATCGATGGTTGTAACACGATGTTTTGTTGACCCCGAAACAATGTGCCTTATTTTCGTCCAGCCGAAAAAGGATTCCACCCAGTACCAGGTTCGTAATGGTGACCTGAATATCATTATCACTTTATAGACGCATAATAAAATAGAATAACTATGGCAGAGACAAAAACCATCAACGCAGGACCAGTAGGAATAAAACCAAAGGGTGCCTATGATGCAGCAACACCTTACACGTTGCTTGACTGCGTGCTTTATAATCATGATTCTTGGGTATGCACAGCTATCAATCAGGATGGCAGTGCGGGAACTGTTACAGGTCAGACACCACAGGACGGTTCGCAGTATTGGAAGGCTCTTACAGATGGAGGCCGTGCAGCCGTAGCCGTGGGTGCTCAGATGCGCTCAGAGTTTGATACATGGTTTGGCGCAAGTGCCAATGCGGGTATCAGAAAGACGGTAGCGGATTGGCTCGCTTCCGTTCAGCAGGCATGGACTCAATGGTTCAGCGATACCCTTGCCACCGGAGTACGTAAGATATGGAATGATTGGTTTAGCGCAAGACAAAGCGATTGGTCTACGCTTGCAGACAATGCCACTACCGCAACCAATCGTGCAAACAATGCTGCTGCACACTCTGAGGAATTGAACGACCATCCAGCATATATCGCTGACGGTACAGCAGAAAAGCCGGGCGACTTGAATTTCTGGTATATTTGGAATCATGAAAGCCAGGAATATGTGAAAGATGCTTATTCCAAAGGTGACAATCTCCAATACGATGATATGTCGCAGCAGGAGAAAGACGACTTGATAGATGCCATTAAGGAAGATATCGTTTTCGCCTCTACACAGACCTGTGAGGATATTGTTTCAGAATTATCATAAAAAGAATACGACTATGGAGAAAGTAGAAAAGATGGTGATTAAGTACAAGGGGAAGACCTACGAACTCTCAGGTGGTGGTACAAGCATCCCTGCACCAGATAGTGTTGGTTCAGAACAGATAAAAGACCATGCTGTTAAGATACAAGACCTTGATCCCGAAATAGAGGCTGGTGATGAAGATATCGACAGCATCTTCGATGAAAATTCCGAAGAAGAGGTTTCAGAAACGAATGTCGAATAACTCAATAAATGAATATGACACCGAAGATTGAGATTTTTGAAAAGAAGGACGGTTTTTATGCTGGTCGTCAGTTGAAGAGTGGTGAAATGGCTAAAGGTAACTATCGCATAACAGACTATGACATTATGACTATGTTCACTACACTCTTTGAGAACTATGTTGCCCAGACTGGTGAACCAAAGATGTTCATGAGGGATTCTGATGGCAATGTGTTCGTGACAGTGAAAGTGCCTGTAAGGCAGGACAACGGGGACGCTCCCGAAGCGGAGGAATAGCCTCGTTCTATTAAAAGAATCTGAATTGAGGGATAACTACCCTCCCCAGATATTTTAGTTAACTAATTGTTTCATTTCAAATTTGTTTTAGCATTATGGCAATTACAAATCCTACAAAGTACGTTAGCGTACAAAGATTGGGCCGCTTCGAGACTAAGCTTGCGGCTAAGTATCAGACCAAGTCAATCACTGCTATCAGTGGTTTGAACGCACAGACCGTAGAGGGTGCTCTTGACGAGTTGCTCGGCAAGATTACTGGTCTGCCTTCTGCAGTAGTGCCAAAGGGTACTAAGGCATTCGCTGGTCTGACTCCTTCCACCGACCTCTTAGCTGCCAACGTGGGCTTCATGTGGAACATCTCTGATGGCTTCACAACCACAGCAGACTTCGTTGAGGGTGCAGGTAAGGTTATTCCTGCTGGTGCCAACGTTTACGTAGCTAACCCAGAGGCAGGCGTATACAAGTACGATGTCTTCCAGGGTATGGTTGACCTGTCTAACTACAAGACAAAGCAGACCGTAGTAGCCGATGCAGACGCTACCACTTCTGGCACTGACATCACTTTCGTTGACAGTGTTACACAGAACGAGAATGGTGTTATCACCGTTCACAAGAAGGGTGTTCAGCTCGCAGTAGCTCCTGTAACTGGCGACAATCCTTCTGATGGTCAGAACGGTTTGCTCTCTGCTGCCGACAAGGGTAAGCTCGACAACCTCGACAGCAACCTCTCAGCTAAGGCTGATAAGGATGCTGATGCCGTAGATGGTAACATCGCTGAGTTCGATGCTAACGGCAACCCTGTTGACTCTGGTCACGCACTCTCTGAGTACAAGACCAAGCAGACCGCCGTTAGCTCTCCTTCTACTGGCAGCACTCCCGCCAAGGAGTTCATCGCTTCCATCTCTCAGGATGAGAATGGTGTGATTTCTGCCACTAAGGAGGCTGTTCAGGTAGCTTCTCCTTATGTTGATGCTCAGAACGCTGGACAGGATGGTCTCATGTCTGCTGCTGACAAGGCTAAGCTCGATGCTATGCTGGAGTGCTCAGACGCTGACATCGACAGCATCTTCGACTAATCTTTCTCTCTAAGCTTCGTGGGGTTCGACTCCCCGCGGAGCTTCCATAAGTGTAACATTTAAAAGAGAAAGATTATGGCAATACAAAACCCAACAAATTACGTAAGCGTCCGTAGGCTTGGACGTTTCGAAGAGAAGTTGGCACTAAAGTACGCTACCAAGGAAGAAGCCGGTGCTGATTATGCCTCGGTACAGACGTGCCAAGATATTATCTCGGAATTAACATAAACTTTTTATAGTATGGCAACAACAGGACACGAATCAGAAGCTATCAACGTAGGCGGTTTGAAAGCTTCATTGCAGAAATTAAAGACGGACATCATCGACCCTATGATGGGACCGACGTATGACAGTGCTAATGAGTCCATTGACTTTCCCGTCACTGCGAAAGCCACTTACGACTCCACTAACGAGAGTATTGATTTTGGTTAATTAACTTATAAAAGAAAATAAATATGGATTCGAAACAAATGACCATCGGCGGAATCGTGATCAACCTGAAGGATGCTCAGGCACGCGCCGACATTTCAACCATCAATGGTAAAATCCCCAATGCAGCGGCTCCGAACAACCAGCTCGCTGACAAGGATTTCGTAAACTCCAGTATCGCAACAGCTACGGCTACCCACAGAGGCACGTTCAACCTCGTTAGCGACCTCTCGCTGACCGTTGCCGCTACACAAGCGCAGATAGCTACGGCTCTCGGCACGGCTGTGTCAACGGCTGACAACAACGACTATGCCTTCGTGCAGATTCCTACGGCTGACGCTACACCTACGGAGATAGCACGTGTTGAGCGATACAAGTACAACGGTACGGCTTGGGCTTTCGAGTACGGCCTTAACAACAGCGGATTCACCTCTGCTCAGTGGGCGGCTCTGAACTCTGGCATCACCAGCGGACTCGTATCTAAACTCAATGCTCTGCCGACCAATTCTGAGCTGACGACGCTCCTTAACGGCAAGCAGTCTACCATCACCGACCTTGACTCTATCCGCAGCGGTGCCAGCGCAGGTGCAACAGCCGTTCAACCAGCAGC